ATGACGAATGAGTAAAGTATATCTAATCAAACCCTTACACAAAAAGAGTATCTGCTGGCACATTGAAATGTACCGCGAAAATGCAGACGGTTCCATTAGCTGGTTTAATATCGATGATCACTATCGTTGGGGACAAGGTTTTGTTGAATACGATGCAGATGTTAATTTGCCTATCGAAGGCGATGCACAAGCCCACGCTAAGACAGAGTTTGGCTGGGGTGCAGAACTAGACGACCAACACGCTTGTTGGTTTGAGTTTAGCGATGATATATCCGAAGAAGAACAAGAGCAAATTAAAAAGTGCTACCTTGAGGGTGACGAAGATGAAGAATGGGAACGTTCTGGTGCGGCTTGGCTATTTGACGCAGAACACGATTGGCAAGTTGAAGATGACTATCTAATTATCGATGCACCGTATCAAGTTAGCCTTTGCGAAGATGATGGCACTGTTATTGAAGAAAATGTTAAACTACGTACACGCGAAGAAGTTATAGAAGCCGCACGTAAATGGCAGGAAGAAAATATGTCCACTAAATGGCCATTTGGCCCAGACAGCGAAGGCGGCGAGACCGACTAAAATAAGAGATAAATATATGCGTACATTAATAGAGTGCCTAAGGGGCTCTTATAAAGGGGACTAAAATGACAGAAATACACGCAAAGCCGATTGTAGACGGCAAATTTTGGATCGTAGAAGAAGCAGGTGTAAAAGTTGCTACTTTACACAAAAAAGAAAACAATAAATTCTTACTCAGTAGCACAACTGGAGAAATTTTCTTTAACAAAAAAGATGACTTAAAAAAACATTTTGGTAAAGATTTTTTTCAAACAGTTAAAAAAATTAAGGTATCTACAAGTACAGAACCTAATGAGTGTCACGGATTTGTTACCAGTTGCTCACCATACAATGCTATGTATGATATTAGACGCAAGCTACCATTATTCACCAAATCAAATGCTAGTAAGAGTTTGTATTGTGCAGGGTATTATATAATTAAATTTAATAAAGGTTGGGTTAAAAGTTTCTGCCCTAAATTAATTACTTTAGAAAGAAACGAGTTTAAAGGCCCTTTTAAGACGGAATTAGAAATGAAGGCGGTGCTTGCCAATGCAAAATCAGATTAATTTAACCCCTATAACACAGTTTGCTCAAATTGTAAAAAGTGCTGAGTCAACTCAATCTAAAGAAGTTAAATTATCTATTCAACAGGCAAGGGCACTTAATTTAACACTATTAGAAATGTTAGACAAACTAAATCAAGATTACGAATCATTGTTTAATTTGTTGAAAAAAGCATCTGATCCGGAAGTAATTAGTATACAACTAGATGGTGGTGGGTTCGAACAGCCAAAATAAGATAAATATATGCGTAGATAATGAGGATACGCATATGAGCAGACCTAAACCAAAAATTTTACTCGAATACACAAATAAAAAAACATACAAATCTGAACAAATTTTGGAGGCGGAGGCTATCTGGGCGGTCTTTTATAAAGGTGAGCCATTCAATCTTAAAAGTTTTAGTAGTATTGTAAGCTACCCTGGGCCAAAATACAAAAAGGTATCGTTCTCCAATCCCGGTCATGCTCATAATCTTGCTAAAAAATTAAATTTAACATTTGGTACAAAAGACTTCCAAGTTGTAAAATTAACTCAAGGAACTATTATTTCATGAATTTAACAAGAGATGTGCTTACTAAAATATTCTTGCAACAATGGGGTAAGAGCATTGATGAAGCAAATGTTAAATTATTTTCTAGAAAATGGTGGCAGTCAAATAGAGTCAACAAGCCGACTGCCCTTAGATTAACTGATGAAGGTTTTGAGTTCTTAACTAATACGTTAGAAATCAAAATGTATGAAATTCCATTCACAGAACCAATAGAATTAAGTCCCCAAACAATAATCTTTCTTGAAAAGTATATTGATTGTCCATATTACTTGACACAAGAAAGTATAAGTGTTTTTTCTGAAAGAAAAAGTTTTGAGCTATTTTTGTTTTCGGACGATATTCGAAAATATGGATTAGTTAAAGCAATAAATGAACGCCAAAATGACGTAAATAATGCCGAAATGTGATTGACAATCTAGTGCTTATTACATATAATAAGGTTACAAATTTTTATTAACCCTCTTAGGAAACACAATGGCAGAAATTATCAGTCGTACAGTAGGACCAAAAAATGCAAAAAAGTCCCTACGTAAAGCATTCAAAAACAAACGCCCAATTTTCTTGTGGGGCCGTCCAGGTATTGGTAAATCGGACATTATTAAGCAATTAGGTTCCGAACTTAATGCGCATGTTATTGATGTTCGTTTGAGCTTGTGGGAGCCGACAGATATTAAAGGCATTCCATACTTTGACTCAAACACTAGCAAAATGGTTTGGGCTCCACCTGCCGAACTGCCTGATGCAGAAATGGCGTCTAAACACAAAAACATTGTTCTGTTCATGGACGAAATGAACAGTGCGGCTCCTGCTGTACAGGCGGCGGCTTATCAGCTCGTTCTCAATCGTAAAGTTGGTGCATACGAATTGCCAGACAATGTTGTAATGGTTGCGGCTGGTAACCGCGAAAGCGACAAGGGCGTTACATATCGTATGCCTGCGCCGTTAGCTAACCGGTTTGTTCACTTGGAAATGGCAGTTGACTTCGATGACTACTTTGAATGGGCTACTGAAAACAAAATCCATAAAGATGTTGTAGGTTTCCTTTCTTTCAGCAAAAAAGATCTGTACGACTTCGATCCCAAGTCGGGCTCAAGAGCATTTGCTACACCTCGCTCTTGGTCATTTGTAAGTGAACTTCTTACAGATGATGACGTAGATACCGATACACTTACAGACTTGGTAAGTGGTTCAATTGGTGAAGGACTTGCTGTTAAGTTTATGGCTCACCGTAAGCACGCCAGTAAGATGCCTAACCCCTCTGACATTTTGAGTGGTAAGGTTAAGAAGATGGAATCTAAAGAGATTTCAGCACAATATTCCTTGGTTATTAGCCTTTGCTATGAGCTAAAAGATTCTTGCGATAAAAACGGTGCTAGCAAATTTTGGAACAATCAAGTGAATAATTTCTTCCAATTTATGATGGATAATTTTGAAACTGAGCTTGTTATTATGGGTACAAAAGTTGCTCTTAGCCAGTACAAATTACCATTGGATCCGGACGAAATTTCCTGCTTCGATGACTTCCATGCCAAGTTCGGTAAATATATTTCAGCCGCAACTGAAAAGTAAATCGATGGAAAGTTAATTGACAGGACCCGTGGGTCCTGTTATAATTTAAACATCAGCAAAATAGGAAATACAATGGCACATTCTGATCCAATTATCGACAAAATTATTGTAGCTCGTGTAGCATTGCTACTAAGACATCCATTCTTCGGCAACATGGCAACACGTTTGAAAATTGAAGAAGGCGGCGAGTGGTTGCCTACTGCCGCAACTGACGGTCGCCATATCTATTTTAATCGTAAATTTTTTGAAAAACTTAGTACTAAACAAGTCGAATTTGTTATTGCACATGAAATTTTGCATAATGTATTCGATCATATGCTAAGGGTAGAAGGTCGAGACAAAAATATATGGAACATTGCCGCTGACTATTGTGTTAACGGACAATTGGTTCGAGATAAAATTGGTGACCACAATATTCCTGACATCAAAATCTTCCACGATTCTGTTCATTATGGCAAGAGTGCTGAACAAGTTTACGATGAAATCTATGATAAGATGGACGAGAAGCAACTTCAAGCATTGGGTCAATTGCTAGACGAGCACATTGATTGGTCTAAAGAAGGTAAAGACGGCCAACCAAAGTATACAAAAGAACAGTTAAAAGAAATTCGTGACGAAATTCGTGAAGCCACTGTGGCGGCGGCACAGGCGGCGGGTGCAGGTAATGTTCCTGCATCAATCCAACGAATGATTAAAGAATTTACTGAACCTAAAATGAATTGGCGTGAAATTTTGCGTCAACAAATTCAAAGTACTATTAAAGATGATTTTAGTTTCTTGCGTCCTAATCGTAAAGGTTGGCATTTAAATGCAATTTTGCCAGGGCAACAATTCCAAGAAACTATTGACATTTGTGTGTCAATTGACATGAGTGGTTCTATTAGTAACGAACAAGCCAAAGACTTCTTATCAGAAATCAAAGGCATTATGCAAGAGTATAAAGATTTTAAAATTAAACTCTGGTGTTTTGATACTAAAGTATATAACGAACAAGACTATGACGGATATAGCATGGAAGAGTTCGATGAGTATGAACCTATGGGCGGTGGTGGTACTTCATTTGAAGTTAATTGGAATTACATGAAGAAACATGACATTAACCCTAAAAAGTTTATCATGTTTACAGACGGATATCCTTGCGGAACTTGGGGTGACGAGGATTATTGCGATACAGTATTCATTATTCACGGTGATAACAGCATCATTCCCCCATTTGGTGAATACGCTTATTACGAAGCATTAAAAGAAACTGCATGACATTAAAAGCGGGCAAACCTAATCCTTTAAATTACTTTAACCTTCGTAGGGTTGAGTTTGCACCGCCACATTTTGTTTATACTAAGATTAGCAGATATAGTCCCACAATCGTATCTAACATAGATGAGTGGGTTAAAGCGAATCTAAACAATCGATATTATATAGGACAAGGGCTTGCGCTAGACTATACTAACTCATTTGTCTACGTAACCGAAGTTGGTTTTGAAGTTGAAAAAGAATTAAGTTTTTTCAAGATCGCTTGTCCGTTTCAAAATTAAAGATAATTATATACGTGTATTTTAAGGAGATATTATGACCGAACAAGCACAACAACCAGAAGCGCAAGAACAAGAACAAGAACAAGCATCAAATGATTTGTCTATAAATGACTTAAATGCAATGAAAGTAATCATTGATATTGCTAGTTCTAGAGGGGCTTTTAAACCAAACGAAATGATGGCTGTAGGACAAACTTATACCAAACTAACTGCATTCTTAGATGCAGTATCAAAACAGCAATCTGCACAAACATCAGGAGCTTAATATGGCTGAATTAAAACATGTAGGTAGAGTAAGTGCTACCAATAAAAAATGTGTAGTTGCTTATAGAACATTACCCGGTGATGCACATTATTGCTTAATTGTTCCTACAGAAAACTTACCAGATACATATCACAATTCACTTATAAATCTAGTAGAAAGTACTGCTGGACAAGAATCTTATGAATTTGCAGAAGCATTGGACAGAAATTTCTTTCCAGATGGAACCAATATGCTTAGAACATTGCATACTACTGGAAGACTAATCAAAGCACCGACAAGTGCTATAGAAATGACTCCCACAACAGGGTTTTCAGTTTTGTTATCCGAGCTAAATCAAATCATTGCTGAACAACGTGGCGTGGCTGTAGACGAATTATCAATGCGTCCTTCTAACCCAGTAGAGCAAACAAAAGAATTAGATATTCCGAAAACAAAAAATAACGACAACCCGGCGGCAAAAACAACTAGCTCAGGTGACGGGGTTGATAATAGTAGTATGCCAACCTTAACTGCTACACCTACAACATTCGATTCAGTTGAATCTGAAGCTAAATTTTATAGAAGCCAAGCTGATAAATTAGCCAAAGAAGCGGCGGCGTTTCGTAGAAAAGCAGAAGAACTAGCACCGACTAAAAAAACAAAGTGACGATTTCTGGGCGCACCCTTTCAAAAGAAATAATTGAACATTGGCCAGAAGTCTTTAATGATGTTGAACTAAACGTATTACCTTTAAAATATCTCCAAGCTGTCTTAATAAATTTTAAAGACGGAAAAACCTGGGAAATACGCATAACTACGTCTACTAAAAAAGAAGGCTGGGCAGTGTTTGAAAAAAACCTATCAGATCTATGTAGGTCGTACGAGCATCGGATTGACAACATAGATTTTAAGATAGATACTCCAAAAATAAGAAAAGATATTGAACAGTCGACTAAAAAATTTCTTAAAAAGAAAAAATTATAATGAATGTTAAACTCCTATCCTATTCACAGCCAACAAACGAATTTGCAAACATGGGAATCGATGATGCTCAAGAACTCATTGCCTACTGTGCCCGAGTATCAAACCCAAGCAATCAATTCAATACAGAAACAAGCGAAAAACTTATCAAGTACCTCGTTAGACACCAGCATTGGAGCCCATTGGAAATGGTCTCAGCTTGCCTTGAAATTACGACAACTAGAGATATTGCCCGCCAAATATTGCGACACCGAAGTTTTAGTTTCCAAGAGTTTAGCCAACGTTATGCTGACCCAACAAAGGATCTTAACTTTGTACTCCGAGATGCAAGAAAACAAGACACGAAAAATAGACAAAATAGCATAGAACTAGATTTGTCCGATGATGCAGATCGTTTCTTGGCTGCTGGCTGGGAAAATATCCAAAGAGATCTTATTAAGAAAAGTCGAGAAGCATATGAATGGGCCATTGCTAATGGTATTGCTAAGGAACAAGCTCGCGCCGTATTGCCAGAAGGATTAATTGAAAGCCGCTTATATATGAACGGTACGCTACGTTCATGGGTTCATTTTATCGAGTTACGTAGCGGTAACGGAACACAATTAGAACATCAAAATATTGCAATAGCCTGTGCAAAAGTTATTGCTGAGGTTTTTCCTTTAGCCACAGATCTTGTAGCCAATTAAAATCATTTATTTTAGAAAGCGCCTCCTTATTGGAGGCATTTTTTTCACCGTATTCTTTTCCGGCGAGTGCGCCTGCTATTGCTATTTCGTCTGGGCCAATTGTACACCAGCGTCTTAGACGAATTATAGATTCTTCATTATTAATGATTGCCAACTTACAACATTCTCTAAATGCTGACCTCCAGGTGCTGAAAGGATCGGTATTAAAGGCTGTGATGTTACTAACATCATCCATTGCCTTAAACTTACTACTAATTGCCAATGTCATATCTACACTATTAACATCCATTTCTAAAGTTAGTTTTCGAGGTAATAATTTAACTCCTCCATATCCATATTCAAGCCCATTAACAGGATTACGGCTGCGCCAAACATGAACAACATCTTGGTCCCATTCAGATGCTACATGGTCAAATTTAAATGTATCTAAAACTTCAGCATCTCCATCTACTACCCAAAACATAGGAGTAAATGCTTTTTTTGCGGCTGCTATATGAGCTTGATGTATTCCTTTAACTCCATTAACACGTTTAGCTAAAGGAAATCGTTCTTTTAATTTTGCATAATTTTCTTCTGCATTAGGCTCGTTGTAACTTATAAAAACAATATCGTACATTATTTTGCTCTACTTAAAATTCTTGGTGTATTATTATACACCATCTTAAAAAACTTACTTCCTTGAGCATCTATATTTGAAATAGCTAAGTTGCAATTAGATCTCAATTGATCTCCTAACCAGTTATAACGATATTCAATATCAGTAGCAGGCCCATAACCTTGCTCAGCCCAATAATTAGTTAAGTATTCAAAGTCACGTACATTCGCATAGTCCCAATCTGTACAGTTAGTTTTATATGCACCTTCTCTTGCGCCTAACATTGACCAAATACCGTTGTCAACATCTGCTCCAATATTACACCAAATCAATAATCTATGATAGTTTTGCCACCAAGTTAGTGTTAAGTCAGACACTTTACCTCCTTGATTTAAACTCATCTTAACACCTTCCCTAAATCCTGCTCTCCAGGCTTGGAAAGGACTTCCTGTAATTACACTTTCACTATAATTTTCATTGAACTGATAATATCGATTATCAAAACAGAATTCAACTTTGCCTTTAACATCATCTGGATCACTATTTTCATGTGTACGCATTTCATTAACAAATTTACGAGTCCACATTTTTAATCCGCCGTTACCATACATAAGGCCGTTGACATTTACTTTTCCGCACCAACTAAACACATGATCTGGTGTAAGTCCTAATTCTTCTAAGTCCACTTCTACTTCTAAAAATTTAGGATCTACAATATTATCTGCATCAACAGTAACAAAGTATTCAGTATCACTTAGTGCCGCACAGGCTTTATGTGCCGCATCGCTACCTTTAACTCCGTGTACACGTTTAGCCCAAGGTACTTTTGATAATAAGTCTACATAATTTTTTTCAGCATTTGGTTCATCATAACTTAAAAATATAATATCTTGTTCTATAATTTTTATTTTATTCATATTTTTGTATTCCGTAAGATTGCAAACTTAATTTAGATGCAATCGATATTTTATCTACATCCTTTTCATATTCTGTTTCAAAAGGAATAATAATTTTTTTCTTTGTCCTAAGCTCGTAAGGTTCAATAAAAATTGTTCTTATTAAAAAATCAAAATCACTTTCTAAAGTAACAAAAAACATAAACATTGATTGATCTAAGCTATTATTAATTCTAGATTTTGCCGGGCTGCTAAGTTCAAATTCCCAATTTTTCTTCTTCCATGAAACAATTAATTCGGTATCCTTAGTAGGGGGATTAGTTATTGAAACAAATTCAGTACTTCGAAATACGTAAATTTCTTTTCTTTCTTTTTTAACTAAACTTAACACAACTGAACCATTAGGATCACGTAAATATCCAGCGGCATAATCTAATGGGTTGTATTCATTAGATACTAGTTTAGCATATAACTCAGGTTCTATTTCAATAAAATTTTTTTTCTTGCCCTGGCGTTCGTTTGTTATTAATTCTATGTTACCCGTTTTTTTATTGTAGTAAACAAAACAACCAAATTTATTCATATGCAAGCCTCTTTAATTGATTTAAGATTGTTGTAGTTAGAAAATCTTTTTCTACATAATGAAATATTTTACTCTGTTTAATATTTCCTACAATCAAATCTCCTTTAGAATTAAGCACATATGGCACAGTATCCTGCCAACTTGCCGGAACTATGCTCCAATTTTGAAGTGCTGGTTTCATATGTATAAATTCTAAAGGACTAGTGTCATTTACGATACTTTGATGGTTACCGATTATTTCAATTGCAATTGCTACGGCAACATCTAAACTTAACCAATTTTGATATTCATTGGGTGCAAATGTAGTATAGCACCATTCCCAGTTATTACAAACAAATTCTAAAACTTTATAAAAGTTGTAGGCAGTATCTGATTTTTTAAAATAATGTAATGCCACATATGAATTTGTTAGCTTATTAGCCACAAACATTTTTCTATAATAAGAATCTTTTACATATTCAAGTTTATAATTTTTAATTCTTGAGCAAAAAGTAATATCAAAATTTTTGCAATATTCCCACCACTCTGTAATATCTTCTAATACCAACATATCAGTGTCAAGGACTATTGTTTCTTCATATGGCGTAACATGATACAATTTCCATCTATCTTCTGCTACATATAAACTATTTTTTTCTTCATCTATCCAGGGTATTGGTAATATTTTATCAAACACAGAAGCATACTCTTCTGGCACAAAATTGTTTGTAACTAAGGAAATATTTTTTATATTCTTTTGACTAAATTTAATTGATAGGGCCAATGCATAGGCTTGCTCAACATAGTTTACAGAGTCAGTGTTCTTTGCTAAAACTAAAAATCCTTTAGACACCACATCCTCCATCTATAAATCTACTTAAACTATTTTTATTCATTATGTGTACATCTAAGCCATTTGTTTTAGTTGCTATATATTCACCTTTATGATCTTTTTTCTCAACAAGACATTTTATTTTAGATTCATCTATATTAATTAGATAGTCTTTGTCCTTGATAAAGACCATAGATCCCGGTAAATTAGTTGCAAACTCTCCGTTAGTTTTACCATTCATAATATGTATAGCTATACTAAATGCAAAATCATTTCTATATGTTGACGACTGTATACTATACAAAGTTTTGAAATAAACCCAATTGTCCCTAATATATTCAATTAAATTAAAAAAAGAATTCATTACTGGGTTTTTTTGAAAAACAAATACCGTCGCCCAATAAAAAGGAATACTAAATTCATTTATACGATGAAATTCATTAAGGGGGCGCCAATCGGCTAAATCTATACCGCAAGGATATAATTGTAAATCATAATCACTAACTAATGCTGTTTTTAAAATTGAAGAACAAACAATGTAATCACTATCTATCACTAGTGTTTTATCATAGGGACTCAGGTCATATACTACATTCCTTGTAAAATTCTTCCATGTTGTTATACCAGAAGTTAACGACCCGTCAAACGATATCCTGTCTTGTTCTTTATAAAATCCAGTAAGATCAATAACTTGGTCAAATGGATGCGATTGATATGTTTTCTCCAACCATCGTCTGCTATCAGTAATTAAAGAAACTGGAATGCCTAGGTATTTTTGAATTCTAGAGGCTGCATATACAGCAAGTTTTATATAATCAACTTGAGGAGTATTCTGAGCAAATATAACTGCGCCGGTGTTCATAGATCAATCAAATCAGCAACTTTTCTTTTAGATTTAATCTCGGCAAATTTAATTGCATACTGATTGATTGCTTGGAAATAAATGACAGTTATGTCATCAAAAAATGCTTTTACATCTTGAATTAATACAGGAAAATTATTAGCATCAAGAAACGCAACATCCTCTAATTGTCCTAAATCAATCATTGTTTTAACAAACACTATTAGTTCTTGATTAATTTTAAAAGTTGCGCCATTTTTATAATATAATAATTGTTGATTAAATTCTTCCAAAATAACTCGTCGCTGATTAGATAAGGTTGCCATGTAATTGGCAACTTCAAATGCTTTGGATATTTTTTCGTCCATAAGAACCTCCAAGGTTAATAGAGTAATTATACACTATTTTGAAGGTATTGTAAATAAATTGGCTTAAATTATAGAGATGTGGTAGCAGTATAGGTCGGCAAATATGGAGTAACCGATACATATGATCCAGATGCGTAGTAATAACCTTGATAGCTGGTTAGAGGATATGTAGCAGATGAACTTACATTTTCGTCAATTTTTGTGCCGCCTGGGTTATTTGCATCAGCAATAACAACAGTTATAGTTAATACTGCTCTAGCAGATGTATTGTCTATTCTTGCTGAAATAGCATAATAGTTTGAAGGGTATGTTAATTCGTTGGCATTGCCAACGCTAACTGTTGTTGAGAACGTCTTTGAATAAATTTGTTGGTCGACGGTTGTCAAAGTCCAATAACCAGCACTCGAATTAACTGTGGAAGTAGCTCCACTAGAACCTGTAACAGTAGTAGAATATGCACTTAATTCAATTGTACCAACTTCACTTAAAAATGCCTGCCATGCAAGATCTTTAGGAGCTGTTCCACTATACGAATAACCTGCACTTATTCTTATTGTACTACCTGAATTAAAAAACCATGCGGCTGCTTGAGCTGCTGAATAACCAGTGCCTGCGTTCCATGTCCATGTTGCAGTATGAGTAATTGTTCCGTTCCACGAAGTTGTTTTTGAGCTAGCACCAACTGTTTGGTTAAATGACGAAACCGTAGCATTGCTGCCTACGGGAATAATATTACTAGTAGAACTTACAATACTTGCCAAATTCTGATATTTTACAAGATCTGCATTAGCTATTAGTTTTGTACTAATAAGTGACGCACTTCCAACAGCCTGTGGTTGATTAAGGCTATAAGTTCCATTTCCACCTGTACCTGATAGGGCACCGTATGTAGCATTCCATCCTGTTGTAATAGTATCAGCTAGGATCGAAGAGCCGTTTAATTTTTGAAATGGTTCAATCCATCCAGTAGTAACGCTGTTTACACTCATAGTAACAAGATACGCTGTAAAACCTGTTGTAACAGTTTGGCTTGGTGTAGGGCTTGTTCCCGTAGCAACGGTCCAAGAGAGACCGCTGCCAGCCGATAAGTATGTACCTGCAAGAACTCCGGGCCCAGTTAAGGCCATACCCTGCACTAATGTTCCTGTAGGTGTAGAAGTAATAGTCAATGATGTTCCATTGATTGTTCCTGAAAAAGTAATACCCGCTCCTACACTTATACCACTTATACCAAAACTTGCACCAGCTGATGTTGGTGTATTGATTGCAGAAGGTTGACTTCCGTTATTTTGGTGAACATATGCAGCGACAAGATCTTTTCGTAAATTATTCCATTGATTTGTTGTTATTTGTCCATTAGCAGATACACTTGACGAATTTAATGTTTGGCCCCAACCAGAAGATCCATAGGCAGTTTTACCCGAAAGTGTATTAATAGTATTGTAAACTGCATTGTATTCTGAATTTAAAATCTGTGTACCTACGGCCATGGGAGTAATCCTTAATAATATATGTATTTATTTACAAAATCACACATTCAACTAATTTAATATCTGCATTAGAATTAGATTCTAATGCGATAGCAAACACGTCATTTGCATGTGGAACGGCTGCAACTGCGCAACCGTCGTTAGCCGCTACTAATCGTTGGCCTTTGGTAACTGCTCCTACAACTTTTACCGGAACTCGTCCTTTTAATGCAATAGGTGTGCCGCCTTCTTGCTCAAAATTCATCAAATAAGCTGGATTTTGGCTTACTGCACCTAACGCTCTATCACCCCATTTGGACGCAGTTACTTCTTTTTCTCCGCCTACACTAACAACAGTACCAACTTCATATTCTTGATCAGCAATATAATTTTCTGCCAAGTCAGCATATAGGGCAGTAGACGCTGTACCAACAAAATACGTTGCTTGTATTGATCCTGCAGAAACAGTAACATTATTAATTGTTTGGGCTGAAGATGTTCTAACTGGAATAGTGCCAGAAGTAGCTGCTACACTGGCTGCTACATACGTTCCGCTACCATTGTTCATATTGTCTGCTTGCTGAGCTGTAGCATAGACATAACCTGCGTAAATATTTTTAAATTTTAAATTGGTGTTACCTAAGTTTGTTGTTGCATCAACTCCCGGAAAAATATCTTGTCCCACTAGTGTTAACGGTGTTTTTACTACCGAGTTTGAAGTTGTTTGAAACTTTATTGTATCACTAATTTGATTTATAATAATAGGTGTTGTAGAACTTTCATTATAAACTTTTAACCTTGCTTGAGGATTACCTACAGTAAATCCCAAGTCAGAAAAATTAACAAGTGCAGAAAAATTTGCACTAGAACCTAACACAAATGAGTTAGCAGAATAACCGCCTAATCTATCAGAATTAGTTGCTGTTCCATAAAATCTATAATTTCCAGTAGTTTGCCCCGGTGCGTTTGTATTATTTGTATTAACCAAGGTAATACCTTGACGGATGTAATCAAAACCTGTTAATCCACTAACTTGAAAATCTGCATCTGCACTAACTGTGAAAATAACTTGATTATTATTAATTCCTTGAATAATAGTATGAGGAGTGCTGTTAGTGTCAGATAAGGTTGTAGTTATCATCTGGGTAACACTAGACGATGACGGAGATTGTGGCCCTACTAAATTAAATCTAGTACCTGTCCAAACAAATACTTGGTTTGTTGCCTCTTTGTACCAAAAATCACCCTTCATCAGTCCTGCGGGTTCCTGAGAGGCTGTTACTTCTGAGCCGCCTGCTAACCGCCATCTTTTATTATTATCTAAAAACTTTAATTTATTAATAGAACTGTCAAACCAAAGTTGACCTATAATAGCTTTTGCAGGTTGTGTTCCATTTGCAAAATTTTCTAGTAGATAAACAAAGTTTTCGTTTTGTGCTTCACCGTATCCAGCATAACTCTTTCCTATCAAGGTTATGTCCAATGAAGTATTAATGGTACCTTCAGAAACAGTTGCAACTGCTGTACCATTTGTTTTTTTGATAGTATATGCTGCCATTTTATTAAATCCTTATCTTGATATTTATTACACAACTTTCATAATGTACGCAAGGGCATAGTAGGGAGGAACAGTAGTTACGGTATGCGAATGTGAACCATCAGTACTAATTGAATGCGAATGCCCTTGACTAGATCCTACAGAGTCTGTAATGCTCGGAAATCCATAAGATCCATTATCTTGATCTCCGTCGCTAGCATTACCTGCATAAATGCTTGGGTATATATAAGTTCCATTCCTGTCTCTGTCAGATGCGGTACTCCCCCCTAAACCATAATCACCTACTATAGCATAAACATCAGTAAAAGTGTGCTGGTGACTAGGTAATTGACCAGTTGTTAAAGTAGTTGAGCCGGTTACAGAATTGTGGCTGTGCGATCCTGCTGTAGTAGATACCTGACTTGTTGCGCCGCCTGTTTGTCCTGCTGTATAAGTACTACCTGCTCCTATGATAAATCTATTCCTTAAATCAGGAGTGGTTAAATTGTTTACAGTTTGCCCATTACATAAAGCCCAACCTGTAGGAATAGTATTTGTATTGCCGCTCCACATGACTATAACGCCTGTTGGACAACCATATGTGTCTACATATTGCTTAGTGGCGGCATGAAGATTACTTGATGGATTAGCATTTAATGTTAAAAATCCTGTCATAGTATCGCCGGATTTGTTAACTTTTGTCGAATCAGTTATAGTAATATTTTGAGTTCCGTCAAAATTAACTCCGTTTATGGTCCTTATCGTTGCTAATTTAGTAGCAGTATCTGCATTTCCCGTTAACGATCCTGTAAAATTTGCAATAGTTGTTGTTGTATTAACAACTGTATTTCCAGTAGCCGAAGATAGTATATTACCTACTAAAGAAGCAGTTATTCTTCCTGCACTAAAGTTTCCACTAGAATCGCGTTTTACAATTTTACTTACAGTATTTGTACTAGATGAATCAACACTCCAAGTTAATTGTGAAGATCCGTTGAATGATTGACCAACAATATCATCGCCTGGAAGTAAAGAATTAGTAGTTGATGCAGTAATAGTTATATTACTTGATCCGTCAAAACTAACACTGTTAATAGTTCTAGGAGTAGCTAAAACTGTTGCTGACGATGCATTGCCTACTAAATTACCAGTGAACGATGTTGAATTAATATTGGCATTTGAATCTCTAACAACTACAGTATCTGCTATGTTTCCGCTCACGCTTGCAGATCTATAATTTTGATTAACCTTTAAACTATCGGATTGTTGAGCAGTTGAATATACATAGTTAGCATATACTTCATTCCATTTACTGTTAGACGCCCCTATATTAGAAACATTAGGTGTACCAGGAAGTATATCAGCATTAGATAAAGTTAAAGAATCGGCAGTTTGAGTTTTAAAATTTAAAACTGAACCTGTTGTTGTTAGTGTAGGAGTATTAGAAATATTAGAAATTAATAATCTTGATCCTATATTAAATCCAGCATCTGCAAAATTAGCAATTACAGAAAAAGTAGGATTTGCAGAATATATAAAATCGTCTGGAACTTTATCTACTAAAAAATCTGCGTGGGTGGATATTCCGTTTAATTTAACATCATCTCTTAGAGTAATACCTTTTCTAATCCAATCAAACCCTGTTAAAGAATTAGTAGCCAATTGAAAATCTGTATTATTGCTTATGATATAAACTACGTATCCGTTTAATACGGCTTGAATTATAGGTCTATCTTGGTTTGTAGTATCTTTTACTAATTTTGATTCTAATTCTGTTTTATCGTAATTAGGTATGCGTTGTGGGCCTACAAAGCTAAACGCTCCTCCAGAATAAACATATAATTTTTTCTCAGTTGAATTCCAGTAAAGGTCACCGTCAACTTTACCACTTATATTAGGATCAAATGTTATACTTGCGTTTTGATGCCAGGCCCCGTTCCCATCATAAACTTTTAATCTTTGAACCCCTGAAGAACTATCATACCAAATTTGCCCTTGTATAGCTTTCGAAGGAGCAGAAGTACTGGAAAAATTTTCCAATAACCAGACATAATTCTCGTTTTGAATTTCACCGTATCCGGCCGCGTTTTTGCCCACCAATCTTAAATCTAAAGTAGTGTCAATAACTCCATCTAATACTACAGTAAGTGCAGTTCCGTTATAATGATTGATTTGATAAGCCACAGTTGTTTAATCCTTATATTGTTGTATCATGAACCCAGGAGCCACTTGTTAAAATAAATCTATGAACGGATCCATCAGAATAAACTACCCTTGCTACTGTAGCATCGGGATGCTCGTCTGCTGGAAAAACTTTTATTAAGATTGAAGCCGCTGTTGAATTACTAGTTGTTGGCACATACAAAGGCAACGGTCTGGTATCAACATAATTCTTGTTTACAGCATCAAACAAATCTACAGGTTCTGCAACATTTGAAATTTGTGCTTTTGTAATTAACCTAGCAGTACCATCCCCTGTTGAAGAATTAGAATTTTTTGTAAAATATATCCCTACAGTATTTGAAGCTGCTCCAAAAGAAGTAAAATCGGTAGATCCAATAGATACAATTTTATAAAGTTGTCCAGTTGTAAAAGTCGGAGCTGCTTGAGCGTTGCCGATTTGTCCTACAGTTAAACTGCCTTGAATTGTTACAGAGCTGTCAAAATTTCCAGTACCAGCTACATCTAAGACTGTTGTAGGATTGTTTTTAAAAATTCCTACTCTGTTAGTAGTTCCATTGATGAATAAAGCATTTTTATTACCGGATCCATCATTTGTATTAATTCCAAAATTTTGATTTGATAAATTTGATTGTATAATAAATGCAGAAGTATCTACTAAAAATTCATTGTTATTTTGTACTCCAAATACTAACGGTATAGAATTTTGTATAAACAATGAGCCAGACATTGTTGATGTAGAATTTGTTGTAGAAACAAATTGCTCAGGTGCAACCAAATTATCATTCGAATCAACTAAGTATTGGGCTGTAGTAACTGGGACCTTAAACTTCATCCCGGCAAATGAACTTACGTTGAATCCGATCTCTAAATAAGTATTTGTCGGAAATCCTGGTATATCTTCCTTAGGTAAAAATCTTTCTTTTGCAAATATGCCTAGTAATGATTTACCTAAATACAAATACATAATTGTATGAGAATTGTTACTATTAGCTTCTAAAATTGAATCTACATAAAAACCAGATAAACCTTGGTCAGTTGTATAAATTGGCCCAGCGAGCCTAGTATCAACCCCGTCGTTAAAAAATAATTGGCCAAATTTACTATGAATTACAATATCACCTGCACTTATAGTTGAAGGAATTGTATTAACAACTGCTGTACTTGTTGTTGGAACAAACGACAAACCATTATAAACTTTTAATTTGCTGTCACTTGTATCATACCACAATTGCCCTAGTAAAGGATGGTTTGGTTGGCTTGTATTTGCAAAATTTTCTAACAAGTGAACAAAATTATCATTAAGATAAGTGCCGTAACCAGAAATATTTTTTCCGATCAATGTTAGATCCGTAGCAACTTGGTTAATTTGCCCGTCGGCAACTTCCGTTTTAATTGTTCCGTTTGTTAATGTTATTGTATAGCTCATTATAGTACACCAGTGTAAATTATATAATTTATTGTTTGATAAGGGTTCATAACGTTGATAGCAGTACCCATAGTACCTGTATGAGAAACTCCACCAGACCCAGCAAACCCGTAACCAGTACTAGATGCTGGCATACCATATCCTGAATGCGCACCTGTTGTTGCATCTGGTGTTCCGCCTGGAAGACCTGCGGCATAATATTGTGCAACTCCACTGTTTAAAGTATGAGTGTGTTCTGGTAAATTATTAACCGTTAACGATACTGACTGTTGCCCTTTATAATTTCCAATAGTATCAGCTGTTACATCTGACACACGGTTAGCAGGAGTTGTTATGGTAGTAATTAAATTATTAACATTATTTTTATCTGGAACTGTATTACCGTTATCCATATTATCTGCACCTAGAGGAAATCTTCCTCTTAAATCCGGTAAAGCAAAAGTACCTGATCCTAATAATAATGCAGCCGGTTTGTAAATATAACCAATAACAGCAAATAACAAACCATACACAGTTGTTTGTACTTCGCTACCATCACATAGTAAATAACCTTCTGGTATTTGACTAGCCGGGCCTGCAAACGGCATAATACTACCAATTGGTACTGTAGGTACATGTTTTAATAGCACATCCTTAGTCATGCTATATAATCCAGAATTTAAACCGCTTCTATAAACTAAAAACTTGTCTGTTCCGGTTGAATCAGTTAATGGAGTCTTGGTTGTAATTAATGTTTGACTTATAGACGTTTGAAATGTTGCTGTTTGTGTTGTAGATTGTCCATTAAATGTAACATCACCGTCAATAGATGTTACATCGCCTCTAATTTGAAATACTGTTGGACTAGCTAATTTTGCCGCTGATCCGCTAATACTACCTTGTACATAGCCGCTAAACGATCCGCTAAATGCTCCTACAAAATTTTGAGCGTATATGTTTCTAAATCTTCTACTTGAAGAACCTATATCATAAGAAGCATCAGCAGAATCAGAACCTGGTTGTATAATAGGTACTGCACTGTTTGGCGTTGTTGTTGACGATATAAAATTATTTAAAACAATTGGCCCGGAGGCTAACGAACCTCCTATAGATGTATCCTTAGCAACTGTTAAACCGCCCAGTGTTTGAATACTTGCGCCGCCGGGGTCTTGAGATCCAGTGCTTGTAGCTCCAACGTTTGTTGTACCAGTAATAACTAATCTTCCAGGTATACTATTTGTTGAGTCATCTTTTATTAATGCTTCGCCTGCAAGATCTAAAGTTGCGCTTGGGCTAACATTATTTGTTCCTAACCCAATTCTTCCAGTTACCCCATCTAGATGAATTAATACTGCTCTAGAATTCGATCTAGTTAAAATAAATTCCATACTAGAATTGTTAGTTTGATTATACAAACTAGCAATATTACTAGTTACACCGATATTGAATGTTAAATTATTTCCTACTGTTAAGCCGCCATCTTGCCTAATTCCTAATGGATAGTTTGTTGTGCTCGATTGGTCAGATCTTAAAAAATTAGATGATGATACTAATGCATTATTAATTAGTAGTGAATCTGCTGTAGCTGCTGTTCCCCAGAATCTTGTTAAATTTGTATTTGTACCTGTAGCATTTGTTTGAGTAACTGATTGAGATACACTTACATAATAAGTTCCAACTCCCACTGATCCAGTTCCTTGACCAGTAATAAATGTACCTGTTTGAATTCCCGAACCTGAAACTACCATACCTACACTTATCTGGCCGCTTGTTACCTGGCTAACAGTTAATACAGTTCCTGATATTGATCCAATAAATTGACAAGTTGTAGATGTTGAATCTACAGTACTTAAAGTAATTCCTTCGTTAATTAAAGCATATCCGCTAATAGTATACTTAGGAGTAAATGCTTCTTTACTGAATATAGCAATTCTATTATTATTAGCGTACATTGATACAACATAATGATCAATATTACTAGTATCAGCAATAGTTTCAACCTGAGGTCCTGATAGATTACCTGAGGTAGACTGGGGACCAATTAACGCCCAGGTTGACCCTGTCCACATTTTTAATTGTGTTGATTTAAGATCAACCCATAAGTCGCCGGCAGAACTACTGCTGGTAAGAGGAGGATCTAATTGTTTTTTGAGGGATCCAGTGGGTGTCCAGTCAGTGCTATCCCATACTTTTAAAAGTCCTGTAGATGTATCATACCACAATTGTCCCTGCACTGGAGTTCCGGTAACAGTTGATCCAGTATCCCCTGGAGCTAACGGACCTGCAAAATTTTCTAATAGGTGTAAGAAGTTTTTAGCTAGGACGCCGCCATAACCGGAATAATTTTGTCCTACAAAAGATAAATTTGTTGTTTGATTTAATGTACCATCTGCTACAACTATAGGGTTTTTAGCAGGATTGTTTGATTCAGTGAATGTTACCGAATAAGTCATGTTATGCTCCCACTAAACCAGTTAAACTTTGAATTCGCACAGTGTAATCAACTTGAATTAATCGATTTAAACTTTTTAAAACTGGATGAAAAATAACATGAGTAAGTAACATCACATTACCTGAGGAATCTAAAGTTTGTAAACCTAATTCGTCAAATACATAAGCACTTTCTCCAGCTGTTGTAGTATCGTATGCACTTTGTCCGGTTGGTTCACCGTAATCTAGAAAACATGTAACAAATACATCGGTATAATTTTGCCCGGTTAAATGGCGGGTTTCTACAAAATTTCTCGTTGGATCATTGTTTGAACTTGACTGTTGATTTACCACTTTACTGTATGTTTGATTATACAAACTTGCATTTGTTCCAGAAGTATTTGGGGTTAAGTAAGTTATAATTCCTGTTGGATCTACTGCGGTGCCGCCGTTACCAAACGCCATATTGTATATAAATCCGTGGCCGCTATTTGCTATACTTTGGGCTAAAGCTATACTCATATTTTCATAGTGAATAGCATTGCTTTTGTCTATAAAAATTTCTTGCGTGCTAGGATCATGTATTTTAATATGTCCTCTTATATACACTCCGGTTTGTTCTTTCGTTTGCATAAAAATCTCTCTTATTCAATATTTATGTGTTTTATTAACTGCTAATATAAAGGTTAATAGCTTGGATACCACTTGGCTGTAGCACTATCGTAATACATAATTAACGCCTTATTAACTACAGCAGTAGATGCTAAAGCAATATTACCAGATGTCGCTGTGCTCCATAATCCTGTAGGAATTAACACAATTTGTCCTCCAGAGCTAGTCATTGAGGCTGGTGCAGTAATTGTAGTAATACTAGTAGTACCTGAAATAAATGTGATATAAGCAGTTGGAGCAATAGTGGCAGCACTAACAATAGTAGGTGCAGCAGCAGTTGTTGCTATAGCATTTGTAGCTTTGATTGTTCCGTTGATTGTAGTTGTACTTGTACCTGCAGAGCCACCAATTGTAATATTAGTTGTTGATCCACTTACACCATTAGTGCCAATATTAATTGCTTTAGTAGTTGCAGTTAGTGTTGCACCAGTGGCAAAGTTGTAAGTACTAGCACCGGTGTTAGCTGTAAACATGTTTACAGTTTGAGCCGCAGTAGCAGTATTTCCTATGTTAATAGTAGTAGCGGCACCAAATAAACTGCCGATAAGAGCATTAGTGTTGAATACTGAAGCTGTACCAGTATCGCTAGTTACTATACTTGGGCTTGCGCCATTTATGTTTAAAGTTGTACCAGTGAGGGTTGTAGTAACACCACCAATAGTTGTCGTTCCTGTTGCACCACTTACTGTACTACCAATGCTTATGTTAGTAACTGATCCGCTGACACCCGCTGTTCCAATATTAATTGTTTTAGTAGTTGCGTTAAGAGTAGCACCTGTGGCAAAATTATAGGTACTTGCACCAGTTGATGCTGTAAACATGTTTACTGTTTGAGCCGCAGTAGCAGTATTACCTAAAGTTAATGTTGTTGCGGCGCCGCCAATATTAAGTGTTGTTGCTGTGGTATTAATTAAATCAAAACTTGATGAGCTTGTTACAATATTACTGCCAACTGTGAAACCGTAAATTGTTGTAGAGCTTGTGCCTGCACTAGATCCTATAACAATATTAGTTGTTGATCCACTTACACCATTAGTGCCGATATTAATTGTTTTTGTAGTACCGTTAACTGTTGCACCTGTGGCAAAGTTATAAGTGCTAGCACCGGTACTAGCAGTAAACATGTTTACTGTTTGTGCGGCTGTGGCTGTATTTCCAATAGCCATTGTAGTAGCTGCACCAAATAGATTACCAACAAGAGCATTGGTATTAAACACCGATGCAGTACCTGTGCTAGAAGTAACTATGCCTGGACTTGCACCATTTATGTTTAATGCTGTTGCATTTGCTAGAGTAACTGTTGGAGAATTTATAGTAGTAGTTCCAAGGGCACCAGATACTGAACTACCAATGTTTATATTAGTAATTGAATTTGCAACACCAGATTCACCTATATCAATACGTTTTGTAGTTGATGCGGCAACTGCTCCAGTTGAAATATAAGTTATACTTGCGGCGGTACTGTTATAACCAAGGGTGAATGTGGTTGGAGTTGTGAATGCGCTAAATGTTGCTGTGCTTGAATCTATAAGACTTGTACCAAATGCTCCGCTATTTGGTAAGAATCCGTGTACTTCCCAAACACCATTTGTTGTTGATGTGCTTGAGCAAACTAATAGTCTGCTTCCACCTGCTGAAACTGTATTAAGAGTGGTTGCATCATTATATTGAATTGTCAGTGTTCCAGTAGAATTATTAAAGATTTTAAAAGCAAAACCTGTTACTAATGTTGTTGCATCTGGTAGTCTAATATTTTGATTTGAACTACCAGTTATTGCCTGGAAGTAATTAGAAGTACTAGTTAAAGTTGTTGTAGTACCGGCCGAAGCAGTACTGGTGTAATTAAGAGCAACATTTGAAGCAGTAAAATATTTTGCAAGAGTTAATGTATTGTTTATTGTAGTTGAGCCACTTGAAGCGCCGATACTAAGTGATGTTGCTGCACCAAAAGCATTAATAGTTGTTGCTGTGGTGTTTAATAAATTAATTGATGTTTGTGTAGTAGTAATACCATTAGAACTATCAATTACAATTGCTCCTCTATTAAGAGTAAATGTTAATCCAGTAGTTGTGCCTGCTGTAGTTGATATAGCTGATCCGCCTGCAATCGCACTTAGAGTAAATGTAGTAGATCCATCTGTGGTGATGATATAATAAGTTGTTGGATTAGAATAACCAGTTATAGTTGCTGTGCCAACTAGTGTTCCAGCAACGGTTACTGTATCTCCTACTTTTAAAATGCTGGCGTTACATTGAAATTGTCCTGCTGTACCAGTTATAATTACTGCACTTAATGAAACATTTGTTGCACCTGTTGCTACTAAACTGTTGGCTATGTTAGTTAATCCGCTAGTTGATCCAATAGTTGTTGTTGTGGCACCTGCAAATGCTGTGACAGTTTTAGGATTTCCAAATAGTGTTAAGGTACCAGTTGAGCTGGTATTAAGTGTTGGGTTACTACCGTTAATATTGAAACTGGTAGCATTGCTAAATGTAACTGTTGGATTAGCCACAGTAAGAGTACCAGTACTAGATCCTATGTTTATACTAGTTGCATCGCCAAACAGGTTAGCTGTCAATGCGTTGTTGTTAAACAAACTTACAGTTCCTGTACTAGTAGTTGCAAGTGTTGGGCTAGCTCCATTATAATTTACATTGGTGACATTTGGATAAGTTATTGTAGGGCTATTAATTGTAGTTGTTCCGGTCGATGCGCCTATGGTCAAAGCAGTTGCAGCCGAAGCAAAATTTATAGTTGTAGCGGTCGTTGTTAATAGTGGAAATGTGGTTTGTGTAGTACTAATACCCGAAGAACTATTAACAGCAAGACCACCTGTGCCAACTACTAATGTACCTAATACACCAACGCTGGTTAAACTTGAACTTGTTATGCCAGACCCTAAACTAGACGATGAAAGAACATCTGTGCCGCCAATTTTATAAGTTTTTCCGTTTGACAGGTCAAAATTTTCACTTGAGGTCCATGAAGAACTAGCATAAGCCCATTGTAAAGTTTTATTTGTAGTACCTTTTACAATAATACCTCCACTATCTGCTAACACATCAGTTGGTGAGGTTGTTACAGCTAGTTCTATATTTTTATCGGCCACTTGAAGGACTGTTGATTCTACAAAAGTAGTTGAGCCTTTTACATCTAAATTACCAGTTACAGTTAAACTGTTATTAATTGTAGTTGTACCTGTATTTGCACCAATACTTGTAATACTTGTTGCAAGGCTACTACCTACTAATGCACCAGCATTGGCTTGTATAACACTTGTTGTATTGTTTATAGTTATACTAGTGCCATCTACAATCACACCTCCCAATATTGAAGTTGTAGCAGGAGGTAGCGTATACAGAGATGGTGCGCCAATTAGTTTTGAATAACTTAGGCTTGTAATCCAATTTGGGTCAGCATAAGATCCATTTAAATAAACACCGTTTGTTACAGTACCGGCATTACCTGTAATATTTGCTGGCACTGTAGATGTAGCACTTATTACTCCTTGACTGTTTACAATAATTGTTGAACCGTCTACTTTAACTCCGCCTAGGATGCTTGTTGTAGCGGCAGGAAGAGTATAACTAAAACTATCTAAAGCCGTATAAACTTCTTCAAAATTTTGATTAACTTTTTGTCCGGCAGTTCTAAGACTATCGCCAGTTCCGTCATTAGGTACTTGACCTACATAAATTACTTGTCTTGACATAATATTATCCTTGATCAAACGTTAAATTTGTTCCATCCATACTGGTGTTATTATCATCTAAAGTAAACACTTGTTGGGCTGGGCGACCAGCATAAGCACTGTCCTTATAGCTATAATACCAAATACCTGGTTCCTCTTTAATAAAGTTTGCAACTTTATTATTTGCAGTAAACAACCCGTCTACATCCCATGAAATTCCAGTTTTTCTTACAACTGTTATGAAAATACCAATAGGTGGGTCATTTGTTAATGTTATTTTTGCTGTTAATCCGTCAACTGAAAAATCAGCAGGCATAGTTACATCGCCTTCCGGACTATATGGAGCATTGTTTACATTATGAATCTTATAATTAGTTTTCTTTAACCTTATGTTACCAACAAAGAAAGTCCAATTAGCAGAATCTAAATTAAATTTTAATGAGCTGGTATGATTATTTAAACATCTATAAGTATATTGTCCTACTACAACAATATCATTTACACTATATTCTACGCCAGCGAGCCACTCATTAAGATTATCATATCCCCCAACAAATACTTCAATTTCATCAACAGAGTTTGGAACATAATCTAAATTAATTGTCTTTGTCCCGTCTGAAATAATCTGATTTACTTTAGTTTCATCAATATAAGGAATAGTCTCGCTGGCACCAATGTCTTGTACATAAGATCCTGAAACATATCTATTTCTTACGCCAGTGCCAAGTGTTCCTCTCCTTAGTTGACTTAAAGTATTTTGTCGTACTTCAAAATATTCTATTCTCTCGCCTTGTATTTCAATTACACCCGGTTTGTTTAATTGTTTATTTGGTAAAGTTAAATTACTTGTATCATTAACACGAATATATCGGTCATTATAATTTAAATCTTGAATTAGATAAGTTTGTTTTTTTGCACTTAGTCGTTTATATGTTGTTCTATTCAACATATCTTTAAATTGCATATAAGCGATATTTCTAGATCCATTAACTAAATTTGTATCAAAAGTCATTAAAGAAATAACGTCACTATTAACTACTGGATTATTAAGTTGTAAAGTAGTATTATCATTTAATTTATAATCAATACCGGGAACAAGCAATTTGTTATTCTTTGTAACCCAAACATAACTATCATCTAGTACTGCCCTATCTAATTTAATAGTTCCTTGGCCTATTTGTTTATAATCAAAATAAGCAATACTATCAACAGTTAAATTAGAAGATGACTTATAAGTTAATGATGTTCTTTGAATATCTAATATATCATGAACATAAAAACTCATTACCTCAATAATATCTCCGTTATAGTTTTGTGAAAAACTAATTGTATTATTTGTAGAATTATAAAAATATTGATTATCTCGTGTAACACTTATTACCAAAGTTTTTCCAGAATATTGAGCGTATACATTTCTTGTTATAGTAATTGTTACACCGTTTAAATTTAAGATATAATCTGTACCAAAGGTCAGTAATGTATCACCAATCGAAACAAAAACTTGTGATGAAATAACGGATCCCGGTGCAATTAAATTATTATCAATAGTATAATTTAATCTATTCTTTCCTATTTTAAAATAGCTGTTAGTCGATGCTGTTAAAATATTTTGTCCATTACGTACAATCATGCTTGCATCTAATGGTAAATTATTACCTATTGGTTGCTGTAACTGATATGCTAAACTTCCGTTAGTATGAATTAATTCTTTAGAAGAGATAGTAAAAGATGGC